TGCTGGTGATAATACAGGCTGGAATTTTGGTGGAACCCCTGATGTGAATACTGAAGTTGGGTATCGGCTAAGATCATTTACACAAACCCGGAGATTTTAAAATGACGATGAACATTAAAGCAGTTACTTCCTGCATTGGTTACCAACAGATCACATCTTTGTCTTCTGCCGCCAACTTGACTGTCCCAACAACAGACAAAAACGGCATGAATCAAAAGCCTACCTTTGCGCTGATTATTTGCGAAACGCAAAATGTTCGGTGGCGCGATGATGGCACAGCGCCAACAGCTTCAGTTGGTATGCCCTTAATCCCAAGTGTCCCCTTGCAATATGATGGAGACTTGACCAAGATTCAGTTTATTGAACAAGCAGGCAGCGCCAAGCTAAATATTAGCTACTATGCTTAAAACTGCCTCTGGCCCAATTCTTGGGTTTATGAAATTGTGCAGCTTTAACGGTTGGACTTCCTTCTGGGGAGACATTTATGTCTTACCCGGTCTGGAGTCTAATCAAACCTTGATTGCACATGAGTCGGAGCACTTGCGCCAGATTAAAGAAGATGGGATACCGTTGTTCACCGTAAAGTATCTTTACTGGCTGTGTCGTTATGGGTATTTAAAGAATCCCTATGAGATACAGGCACGGAAAGCTGCTGGTCAACCACTGTGAAATAGTCATATAATTAAACAAACCGTACCAGCGAGGTTCACTGGGGAATCGAAGGATTCAAAATGTCAGAAGAAGTATTAGCGGAGTCACTACCCGTGCCAACATCGGATGAGACGGCCTCAACTGAAGTTGTAGTTACAACGCCGGAAACGCCCGAAACAGCCCCCAAGACATTCTCGCAAGAGGAACTTGATGCTGCCATAGGCAAACGCCTTGCCCGAGAGCAACGCAAATGGGAACGAGAACGTCAGGTTGCACCAGCAGCACCCGTTGATATTCCACCTGTCGATCAGTTTGATTCCGTCGAGGCTTACGCTGAAGCACGGGCAGTCAAGTTAATCGAGCAGCGTGAACAGCAACGGCAACAAAGCGACATTCTTGAGAGTTATCACGAACGTGAAGAGGAAGCCCGTGGGAAGTATGATGACTTTGAACAAGTCGCTTATAACCCCAAGCTGACGATTACCAACGTGATGGCTGAGACGATCCAGAACTCTGATGTTGGCCCCGATGTAGCTTACTACCTTGGCACTAACCCCAAAGAAGCAGATCGCATTGCCCGTCTGTCACCTTTCTCGCAGGCAAAAGAGATCGGGAAGATCGAAGCTAAATTAGCTGACAATCCTCCCGTAAAGAAAACGTCCAGTGCTCCAGCGCCTATTGCGCCAGTTACTGCTCGTGGCACTAGCGGTGCAGCTTTCGATACCACTGATCCTCGTTCAACGAAGACCATGAATACGTCAGACTGGATTGCTGCTGACCGAGCACGACAGGCCAAGAAGTGGGAAGCGCAACGTAACCGTTGACCGAAGGTGTTTATCCGTGTAATATGATTATATGGATAAACTAAATGATAATGTAAATGAGGGTAATCAGTGTCTGACTAGTGAGGAACTGAAGCGGCAACGCAACAGGGAAGCATCTGCCAGATACCGAGAACGTAACCGTGAAAAGTTCAATCAGCGCGTAAGAGATTGGCGTGAAGCAAATCGAGAATTAGATCGATTGTATAAACGTGAATCTCGTAACCGTAAGATTGCGAATGGGACTGTGGAGGAAGTAGCCGCATTGCGTGCTGCGGAATCCAAAAAGACCAAGATCAGTCAAGCCCGGTGCAGGAACGATGTATTTACCGCTTATGGTGGCTACAAATGTGCTTGCTGCAATGAAACTGAACAAATGTTTCTATCGATAGATCATATTGACAATAATGGTGCTGAAGAACGAAAATCTAAACAATACAGCGGAAGCGGTACTGGTTTTTATATTTGGCTCCGTAAGAATAAATATCCGTCAGGGTATCAGGTTCTCTGTATGAACTGTCAAATTGGAAAACATAAGAATGGTGGCGTTTGTCCTCACCAGTGTCCCGCTAACTTACTTCTAAAGGAAATTAAATGAGCAACTCAATTCTCACGATCGACATGATCACAAGAAAAAGTTTAGAAATTCTTGAAAACAACCTTGTGCTCACTCGCAACGTAAACCGTCAGTATGATGACAGTTTCGCTGTTGAAGGCGCTAAAATCGGCTCCACGCTGCGTATTCGTTTGCCTGACCGTGCTCTCGTTACTGACGGCGCTGCTTTGCAAGTGCAAGACGACAACGAACAGTTCACCACTTTGTCCGTTGCCAACCAAAAGCACATCGGTATCAACTTCACATCTGCTGAATTGACCATGCAATTGGATGACTTTGCAGAACGTGTGCTCAAGCCTCGTATCAGCCAATTGGCTTCCAGCATTGATGCCGATGTCGCTAATGCTTACCGCGCCATTGGTAACTCAGTCGGCACTCCCGGCACTACTCCTTCGACCTCTTTGGTTCTGTTGCAAGCTCAACAAAAACTGAATGAGAACGCTGCTGTGATGTCCCCTCGCTACGCTACTGTCAATCCTGCTGCTAACGCTGGCTTGGTTGAGGGCATGAAGGGTCTGTTCAATCCAACAGACACTATCAGCAAGCAGTTCCGTAACGGCATGATGGGCACTGGCGTGTTGGGCTTTGACGAGATCAATATGTCTCAGTCGATTAAGCAGCACACCACTGGTTCACGCGATGCCTCCGCTTCAACCTTGGTTAAAACCCCGGGTGTGACCAGCGAAGGTTCCGCAACCATCCTGTTGGAACAATCTTCTGTGACTACCACCATTAAAGCTGGTGACGTGTTCACTGTGGCTGATGTCTACGCTGTCAACCCACAGACCCGTGAATCCACTGGTTCGTTGTTCCAGTTTGTTGCTCTGACTGATGCCACTGGCGTGTCTGGTACTTGGACTGTTACTGTGTACCCAATGTACTCAGCAGCCCACGCACTGGCAACCATGAACGCTCTGCCTGCTACTGGCAAGACTGTTACCTTCCTTGGTGCAGCCTCCAGCCAGTTCGCACAGAACTTGGTTTACCACAAAGATGCGATCACCTTCGCAACTGCTGACTTGCTGCTGCCTCAAGGCGTTGACATGGCTTCACGTCAAGTGCATAACGGTATCTCGTTGCGTATCGTGCGTCAGTACGACATCAACAATGACCGTATGCCTTGCCGTATTGACGTGCTCTACGGCTACAGCGCGATCCGTCCACAAATGGCTGCTCGTATCTGGGGTTAATTGAAATGGGGCTTCGGCCCCTTTTCTCGTTTCATATTTAAAAGGAAATTATCATGGCTCAAGCTCCCCTCCCTAATGGCGCAGGTGGTTACCAAGTCGGTGACGGCAATGTGTCCGAAGTTATCATTGGTGTGCAAACCGCACCTGCAACGGCGGCTGCTGTTGCAACTCTGTCTGTTGCTGATGTGACCAACGGTATTATTCAATACACTGGTTCCACCAGTCCGTACCTGACACTGCCAACAGTTGCTGAACTGGAACTCGTTGTTAGCAGCGCCAAAGTCAACAGCGCGTTTGACTTCAGTGTTTTGGTTACTGGTTCAGGTTCTCCCGAGATCGGTACTGCTACAGGCTGGTCTTTGGTTGGTTCAATGACAGTTGCTACCGCTACTGCCGCCGTGTTCCGTGCCCGTAAGACCGGCACTGGCACTTGGTCTTTGTATCATATTGGCTAAACCCGATACCCCACTTCGGTGGGGTTTTTGAAAGAACAAATCGTGGCAAATACTAAATCTGTTGGCGTGGCATACGCCGATCCTGCTCTTGATTCTGCCCAGTTCAAACTGTACACGGTTGGCACTTTGCCAGCAGCGTCTGTTGCTCTGGCTGGCACTCGCGCTGCTGTTAGCGACTCCAATGCAGCCTATACTGCTGGTATTGGTGTTGCTGTTGCCGCTGGTGGTGCCTACATCGTCCCTGTCTTCTGTGACGGTGTGAACTGGCTCATCGGTTAATATAGAGGGCTTCGGCCCTCTTTTTCATTATGACCATCTATCTAAAACACCCCATCTACGGTACTAAAGTTGCAAACATGGAACTTGAGGCACTGTACGATGAAAAAAATGGATGGGTGCGTTATACTCTGGACACACCCACTGATGAACCAGTCGAGGTGGCTCCTGTAAACGCATTGGAAGCTAAGCGCAAATACACACGCAAAGTCGTGACTGAAGGAGTTTAATATGGCAAGCACAGCAGGCGACCAGATCAACGGCGCTTTACGCCTCATCGGTATGCTGGCTGAGGGAGAAGTCCCATCTGCCGAAACTTCACAAGACGCATTGACAGCTATGAATCAGATGATTGATTCGTGGAATACTGAGCGTCTTTCCGTCTTTTCAACCCAAGATCAAACGTATACATGGCCTGCTGGTGTTCTGACCCAGACTATTGGCCCAACGGGTACGTTTTCAGGCAATCGTCCTGTCCTGTTTGACGAATCAACGTATTACCGTGACCCCGGCACAAACGTGTCGTTCGGCATCAAGTTCATCAATCAGCAGCAGTACAACGGCATTGCAGTGAAAACTGTAACGTCCACTTACCCTCAAGTCTGCTGGGTGAACATGGAGTACCCGAACGCCACAATGACCGTCTACCCAAAACCCACTCGGGACTTGGAATGGCACATTATCTCGGTCACTGAACTGACGCAACCCGCTACGCTGGCAACTCAGTTGTCATTCCCACCGGGTTATCTGCGTGCGTTTAAATACAATCTGGCCTGTGAGATTGCTGCTGAGTTTGGTGTAGAACCAAGTCGGCAAGTGTCTCGGATTGCCATGAGCAGCAAGCGCAATCTGAAGCGCATCAACAACCCAGACGATGTAATGTCTATGCCCTACTCGCTGGTTGCCACTCGTCAGCGGTTCAATGTGTATGCGGGTAATTACTAATGAAGACGCCCTTCCTTGGCGCTTCTTATGTAGCCCGTAGCATCAACGCTGCTGACAATCGCTGTGTCAACTTGTTCCCCGAAGCCATTCCCGAAGGTGGGAAAGAGGCTGGGTTTCTCAACAGAGCACCCGGTCTTCAGTTCCTGCAATCGGTAGGTGTTGGCCCCATCCGTGCTCTGTGGTCACACCAGACCAATGGTAGCGACTTCTATGTGGTGTCGGGCACTGAGGTGTACAAACTCACCAGCTTGACGGGTACACCTGTCAAGATTGGCAATGTGTCGGGTACTGGCCCCGTGTCGATTGCAGACAATGGTACTCAGTTGTTCTTTGCCTGCAACGGCCCTAGCTACATCTACAACGAAGTCACCAACGTATTTGCACAGATCACTGACCCTGACTTTCCGGGTGCTGTGACTGTCCAGTACCTTGATGGCTACTTTACATTCAATGAACCAAACAGTCAGCGTCTATGGGTCACAAGCCTGTTAGATGGCTTGTCTGTTGACCCATTGGACTTTGCCAGTGCAGAGGGTTCACCTGATGGTGTCGTCGCTGTAGCGGTTGACCATCGGGAACTGTGGGTGTTCGGTACAGACACCATTGAAGTCTGGTATGACGCTGGACTGGCTAGTTTCCCCTTTGCACGCATTCAGGGAGCTTACAACGAGATTGGTTGTGCTGCCCCATACTCGGTAGCCAAACTCGATAACGCCCTGTTCTGGCTAGGCGCTGATCCTCGTGGTTACGGCATCGTGTACAAGAACAACGGGTACACGGGTGTTAGGGTTTCTACCCATGCCATTGAGTACGCGATCCAGCAGTACACCGACATCTCGGATGCCATTGGGTACACCTATCAGCAAGAGGGCCACGCCTTTTATGTACTGGTTTTCCCTAGTGCCAATGCCACATGGGTTTACGATGTGTCCACTCAGGTCTGGCACGAGCGTGCTGGGTTCGAGAATGGTGCGTTCACTCGTCACCGTTCCAACTGCCAGTGCAACTTTGGCTACACCACGATTGTTGGTGACTTTGCCAACGGCAACATTTACTCGTATGACTTGGACGTGTACGCTGACAATGGTCAATCGCAGAAGTGGCTTCGGTCATGGCGTGCGCTGCCACCGGGTCAGAACAACCTGAACCGTACTGCACAGCACAGTCTGCAACTTGATGCTGAGGCTGGTGTCGGTCTGAATCTGGGTCAGGGTTCTGACCCAGAGGTAATGCTTCGCTGGTCAGACGATGGTGGTCACACTTGGTCGAATGAACACTGGAAGTCAATGGGTAAGATTGGTCAGTATGGTTTTCGCACACTGTGGCGCAGGCTTGGTATGACCATGAAGCTGCGTGACCGGGTGTACGAGGTGTCAGGTACTGATCCTGTCAAGATTGCCCTCATGGGTGCAAATCTCATCGTGAGTCCGACCAAAGCATAATGGCAACCGCACTCAATATCACCAGCATCCCCGCACCTCGTGTACCTCTTATTGATGAGCGCACGGGTACTATTTCGCGTGAGTGGTATAGATTCTTTTTGAATTTGTTTACGCTTACGGGTTCGGGATCTAACCCCACTTCGCTGGAAGACTTGCAAGTGGGCCCACCAGTTCAAGAGATTGATCTGGTGTCAGTTGACCCAACACCTTCTGGCTTTGCTGCCTATGCTGCCGGGTCTGCTCAAGAGTCTCAGATCGCTGAGATACAAAAGCAATTGGAGGCATTGGCCTCTAGTACAGATGTGAGTCAAATTCAATCTCAACTCGCTGAAGTTCAAAAGCAATTACAAGCACTTGGTACAACACCGCCTTTGCTGAACAGCAATACGCTGAACACCAATTACATTGACTTTGAGGTTGACGCTCCACACACTCCCAAAATGGGTCGAATGGGTTGGAATCAAGCTGACCAAACGCTTAACTTGGGCATGGAATATGATGTTGTTCAACAGATCGGGTTAGAGACTTATGCCCGTGTTCAGAACAACACAGGTATTCTCATCCCCAATGGCACTGTAGTGGGCTTTACTGGTGCCGTGCCGGACAGTGCGCTGTCAGTGGCACCCTATCTAGCCAATGGTGCGACAAACACGCTGTATATCGTCGGTGTTATGACGCACGATTTGCCCGACACTGGCGACAAGGGTTACTGCACGACTTGGGGCTTTGTGCGTGAGGTTGATACCAGCGGGTTTACCCTTGGTGACATCTTGTACGCTTCACCCACCGTGGCTGGAGCGTTCACCAATGTCAAACCGACAGCACCGGATAACGTGGTGCCAATTGCTGCCGTGCTTCAAGTCGGTACGATTGACGGCATTATTTTCGTCCGTCCCACCATCGAACAACAACTCTATTACGGTGAGTTTTCCAAGACCAACAGCCAGACGCCATTGTTGGCAAACACTGCATACCCGCTGCTGTTTACCAATACCCAAATTGCCAATGGTGTTAGCATTGGTGGCACTACATCACAGATCATCATTGATGAGGCTGGTTTGTACAATATTGCCTGTTCGGTGCAGATCACATCGGGCAACTCATCTCAAAAGTCTATTTGGGTCTGGTTGCGCTTAAATGGCATAACAAATTTCCCCAATTCGGCCCGTGTAGCATCCATTACACTAAACAATGGTTATTTGGTGGTGACGCTGAATGAAGTGGCATCTTTGCTGGCTGGTGACTTTATCGAAGTAATGTATGCTGCTGACAATATCAATGTAAGCATTGCAACCGTGGCAGCTACAGCATTCGCACCAGCGGCACCTGCCGTTATTCTTGCAATCACACAGACTGAACAATAGGAGTAACCCATGACAGTCCTCGTCAAAGTCCTTATCCCTGCAAAAATTGCAGAATCAACCCAAGTAACCCAATACACGGCTACTGGTGTCACTACCATTATTGACAAGTTTACAGCGACGAACTACAGCGGTAGTGCTGCCACGATCTCGGTAAACTTGGTAACTGCGTCATACACAGCAGGCAATGACAACTTGATTACCAAGACCAAGACACTCCAGCCGGCAGAGGTCTACACGTTCCCTGAACTGGTGGGTCAAGTGCTGTCACCGGGTGCATTTATCAGCACGATTGCTGGTACGGCTACCTCGATTAACATTCGTGCCAGTGGGCGTGAGGTCAGCTAATGCAAGTCACTTATGGGCCTGAATTTTCCCCCTCGCTTAAAATGTGTGGAGAGGTTACATTTCGTGAAGGAATTATGCAACTTCAGGAATATATGCAAACGTTAGAAAGTACGCTGGAAAATTGTACTTTGCGTCATATTTTTGCCCCTGGTAGCTACGCTCGGGAAATGACAATTCCAAAAGGTACGCTCATAATAGGAAAAATTCATAAGCACGCCCACTTAAACATTATTAGTAAAGGAAAAGTTCGCGTTGCTACTGAATTTGGCCCCTTGTATTTTGAAGCGCCGCATACGTTTGTTTCGGAAGTGGGAACAAAACGTGCGGTATATGCGTTAGAGGATACGATATGGACGACAATCCATGTAACTGAAGAAACTGATCTTGTAAAGATTGAAGATTATGTTATAGCTAAAAGCTACGAAGAACTTGAAGCACTTGGGCTATCTCCAAGAATGCAAATTAAAGGAGAAATATTATGACTTGGGGATATATAGCAACCGCTGGTGCTGCAGTTATTGGCGGTGCTATTGCGTCTAGTGGAGCACGATCCGCTGCATCTACACAAGCAGATGCTTCCCGACAAGCCGCAGATGTTCAAGCGCAGTCTAGTAAGGAAGCACTTGCTTTACAGCGGCAAATGTACGACGAGCAAAAGGCGTTACAGGAACCATATCGTCAAGCTGGCTTGACTGCCCAAAATCGTTTAATGACATTGCTAGGTCTTGGTGGCGATCCACAGGCTCAAGCAAGGTTAGACGCTGACAAAGCTGGAAAAATACCAATCGGTGGGTTTTTGGGTAGTATGACTCCAGATATGCTTTTGCGCGGGGGGAAATCATTAAGCGAGTTGGCTGGTGCTCCTAAAGCGCCTCTTGCTGGTGGAGATATGACCTCTCCAGATTATGGTTTAGCCAATCGAGAGTTTTCAATGGCTGGGTTTGATCCCAACTCGTTGATGAAGAATTTCAGCGCATCTGATTTTCAACAAGACCCCGGTTACGCTTTCCGTCTGTCCGAGGGGTTGAAGGGTCTGGATCGCAGTGCTGCTGCTCGTGGTGGCCTGATCTCTGGTGGTGCTCTTAAAGCTGCTACACAGTATGGTCAAGAGATGGGTTCGCAGGAATACCAGAATGCGTTTAATCGCTTTCAAGCAGGTCGCGCTACACAAGGTCAAGAGTATGGCAATGCGTTTAATCGGTTTCAAACCAATCGAACTAATATGCTTCAGCCCCTTGGTAACTTGATGGCATCTGGTCAGAATGCAGCCAGCAACCAAGGCGCTGCCGCTGGTTCTTACGGATCGTCTGGTGCAAATCTGATGACAGGTGCTGGTCAGGCAATGGCTGGGGGTATTACAGGTGCTGGTCAAGCAACTGCTGCTGGTCAATTAGGGTTTGGCAATACGATCAGTAATGCGCTTAACACGGGTGCAAGTGCATATCAGAACCAGCAAAACTTTAATCGTTACTTGGCTTCTCAGCAACCGTCTTATGGATATATGCCTTCCAATGTTGATACAACAATACCCATGCAACCCGGTGGAGGTTATTAATCATGGCTGATCTTAATTCTCTAATAGCTCAGGGTGTCCAGTTCAAAGCACCTACCGATCCTTTTGCTCAGTATGCTCAGATGCAGCAGATGCAGCAGGGTCAACAGGCTAACCAGTTGAACCAAATGAAGATGCAAGAGTATCAACGCGGCATGGAGGAAACCAACGCCCTTCGTCGCCTTGATCCATCCTCACCAACGTATCTTCAAGATGTAACAAGGATCAGTCCTGAAAAGGGATTTGCCTTCGGTAAGCTGAAACAAGAAGCTAAAACCGCAGGCACTGAGGGGCAGATTAAGGATACGAAGTTAATAGCTGATAAGCTGGCACTTCTTCCCGATGCGTACCGTATGGCAGACACCCCCGAGGCGTATTTGCAATTGCATAAATCTGTTCACTCAGACCCTGTGCTTGGCCCTTGGCTTAATAGCATGGGTGCAACACCGGAAAAGGGTATGGCTACATTGCAGGAAGCCGTGCAAACTGGAAAATTTAATGATTTGCGTATGAAGTCAATGCAGAGTGTTAGTCAGTTGCTTGACAGCATGAAACCATTAACAGTAGCTGCTGGTAGCTCTGTGTACAACCCACAAGCAGGAACCTTTACCCAAGCACCGCGATCGGAGCAATTGAAGACTCCTGCTGAAGAAGCCCAAGCAATTCGATTGGCACAAGCTAGTCGTGCTCCCGGTGCAACCGTTATCCTGCCAGCGCAGGAAAAAGCGTTTGAAGCTGAGTTGGGTAAGGGCCAATCGCAAAAGATTCTTACAAGTAAGACTGCTGCCGAAGATGCTGCACAGATTCTTCAAACCAACGATGTTGGTCGATCACTTCTCAAGTCTGGTGCTATTACAGGCACTGGTGCTAACTTCTTTGTTGGTCTTAACAATGCACTCAAACAAGGTGGAGTTGACTTCGGGTATGCAGATGCTGCCGCAAATTCACAAGCGTACGGTGCAGCAATGGCTGCAAACACTGGTAAGTTAATTAAGCAGTTTGGTGCTGGAACTGGTATATCGGATGCTGACCGTGCCTATGCGACAAAAGCTGCCGCTGGTGAAATCTCAATGACTGAGAATGCGATTCGTAAAGTTTTGGATATTAATGATCGTGCTGCACGCAGCATAATCCAAAGACATAATCAGTCCGTCAAAGGTATTAAGACAAACATTCCACTGGATGTTGAAGTACCGACAAGTGGTGCGCCTTCACAACCAGCCGAGAATGCGATTCCCACCAGTCGATCAGCACCCCCCAAACCCGCTGCACGCACTGTAACGCGCACGGGTACACTTGGTGGTCGCCAAGTTATCCAATATAGTGATGGAAGTGTTGAATATGCCAATTGATACCGCCAAAATCCAATGGGATACTCCCACTATTGACCCGTCAACGGTTCAGTGGGATGCCCCTCAATCGTCACCCATCCCAACGGGAGTTGCCCCCACTCGACAAGCTCCGGGGTTTATGACAAGGTTGGGACGTGGTGTGGCATCATTGGCAGACGTTACGCTTGGTGGTGTATTACCAGCAATTGCTCAACAGGTTGCGTACCCATTAGCACGCATGGGTCGCACACCCGAGGAAGCACAAGCTGCCACTCAGCGTGTTGTCGGTGCAGTCGATCAACCATTCGGTAAAGCATTTGGTGTTGCTGATACACCCGAGTATCAACAAGAGAGTGGTCGTCAATTATTAGACTTCATTGGGCAAAACTTTCAAAAGGGTTCTAAATGGATTTCTGATAAGACAGGTCTTCCTCAATCCGATGTTGAAAGTTATCTTGGAACTGCTGCCATTGCATCACCCGTTGTAGCGCCCAAAGTATCCCGTGCCGTTCAATCAGCAATTGCACCATCTATGGAAAAAGCAGTTGTTGGCACAAAAATGTCACTTGAGCCACGAACACAAGCTCGACTTGAGAAACTATCCGCAGAGGACTATGCGAGAGGGCCACAGATAGATGCCGTTGCTGAAGCGCAGCGACTCAAACTTGCAATGAAGCCTACCGATATTCAATCGACAACAGGCCCAAGACTAATGGAGAGCATGGCTGGTGAAAAGGGTGTCGATGCCATTACAGCGTTTAATAAAAATCGCATTCGTGAGATTGCCGTTAATGAACTTGGACTCCCACCCACCGCACAACTTAATGGTGAAACAGCATTTAAGCAAGCACGGGTTCAATTAGAAAAACCATACAGGGAAGTTGGAAATCTGCCTATACAGCAAGCAGATGATGCAATGATCCAACGGCTTGAGAATATTCGCAGCGATTTAGATGTTATCGGTGCAAAGGAATACGCACCCGCAATAAGCAAAATCGTGGACGATGCGATTGCAAAAACTCAAACTGGTTTAACTGGTAAAGAGTTGTTAAAGAATGTCAGCGTTCTTCGTGAACGGGCACGCAAAACATACAACAATAAAGCTGCCACAACTGAGGCATTGGATGTTGCGGATACAAATTTCAGAATAGCGACAGAGTTGGAATCACTAATTGACAACAGCATATCCAATCCAAAGTTACTTGAGCAATATCGTGACGCACGACAGAAAATGGCCCGTACTTATGCGTACGAGGGGGCTACGGATTTCAACACAGGCATGGTCGATGCCAGCAAGTTGGCACGCATTACATCTAAAAATAATGCCTTGACTGGTGATATTGCTTCGTTGGGTAAAATTGCTGGGAATTTCCCTGAGCGATTTACAACAGTTGCATCAACCCCTTGGTCAAAAGCTGCCGCACTCGGTAGAACAGGTCTTGCCGGGTCGCTTGGTGGATTAGCAGGGTACGCACTAGGTGGAGATTATGCAAGTGCTGCCATTGGATCGGTGTTGGGGGCTGGTGCGGGTAGAGTTGGTCAATCTGCTGCTGCTCGACAGGTGGCATCACCCGGTTATCAGGCTGGGTTGCAATTGCGTGATATGCGGATTCCAGTCAACCAGTTGGCTGCATCCATGCGCCCTGTGGAACCAAGTGTTACAACCAACAGTTTGGTTCCTTACGAAGCGCCCACTGAAGTGTTGATGCCGGGACAAGGTACTCAGTTTCAAAACTTCACAATGCAAGGTGAACCCACATTCGGTGCAGCCCCCACACCCTATGCTCAACGCTCAATTACCAACGAAGTGCCAAAACAGGTATATCAAGCACAGAAAAATGCGGAATTGGCACAAGAGTTTCGTGCCGCTGCTGAACGGAAACCAATGGGTCGAGAGCTTCAGTTTGATCTCGATCCAGTCACAGGTAGGTTAGTTCCGACAAGTGCTGGTGTCCGTGGTGCAACTCCCGAGGTGTTTCAAGCCGATACAGGCGCATCACTCAAGTCGGCTACCGACAAGGTTGCAGCAGGCCAACAGTTCGCAATGTCAGCAGCAGAGAAAGTTGCATGGGATAAGACCCGTGTCGATCTGGCATCGGTTGCACCCGAGTACAAGTCACTGACACCCAAGCAACTGTCTGTCAAGATGATGGATCGCCAATGGGTTGCTGACACCATTTCAAAGATTCAGGAGAAAATTGCTGCATTTGATGAGATTGGTAAACGTGCTCAAGGCGCAGACGCTATTCGTGCAGCAGTTGTGGCCCGTGACAAATTGGCAGACACATTGATGACATTGGAAGAAACATTGCGCCCACCTCGTCCAGTGTCGGGAACTACTCAAGGGCCAAAGACACGCGATTTCATTCGCAATCAGTTAAACCCTTCAGCAGTTAATCCATCAACCAACGCACTTGCGCCATAGTGGTCTAAAATGACGAAACTCATTAATTGACCCACATCATGACCCCAGATGAACGTGCCGAATTTGCCGCAGAAATAGCGGCTGCAATCCGAATCCGAAGTACCGACACAGGGCTATCAGAGGAAGAACAGCGGTGGGTTCGTCTGGCAATTCAGGCAGAGGTTCAACGCATTGAGTTTAGAAAAACCGTAATCGAAAAGACCCTACTCAGTCTAATTTGGGCTGGTATGGTGGGTCTCGGTTACATCATCTTGGGGTGGGCTACAAATCATGGTTACAAACCTTAACGAGCAACTCAGGCGCGACGAGGGTGAAGTCTTATCGGCTTATCCTGACAGCCTTGGCTACCTCACCATCGGGGTTGGACGCTTGATTGACAAGCGCCGTAACGGTGGCATCACCCCAGATGAATCGGCTTATTTGCTCAACAATGACATTCAGCGTAAGACGGTGGAAGTATTCGCAGCCCTACCGTGGGTCAAAGACTTAGATCAGATCAGGCTCAACGTCTTAATTAATATGGCGTTTCAAATGGGCACAGAGGGTCTACTGGCCTTCAAAAACACTCTCGCTCTGATCCAAGGTGGCAACTACGACAAAGCCGCAGAAAACATGATTCTCAGTAAATGGCACAGTCAGACACCCGCACGATGTGAACGCCTAGCCAAGCAGATGCGTACCGGAGTTTGGCAATAATGGATTGGCTGGCTACCCTCAAGTCAGTGGCCCCAACGGTTGCCGCAGCCCTGTTCGGGCCTCTCGGTGCAGTCGCCGTGGCATCTGTTGGGGAATTGTTGGGGTTATCTAGCGCCACCAAGGACAAGATCAGCGAGATTATCCAAGCAGGCCAAATGACACCTGACCAAATCGGCAAGCTGAAAGAACTCGAACTGGAGTACCAGAACAATGAGAAAGAACGTGGGTTTAAGTACGCTGAACTCAGCTTCAAAGACCGTGACTCAGCACGCACAGCCAACGTGTCAGGAGGTACTCAGAAGCCCTTGTTCTGGTTAAGCCTGCTACTGCTATCCATCACCCTTGGCACAGAGTGTATGGTGCTGTTTAAGGGTTATCCCGAGGGTACTGACCCATTGGTTGTGGGTCGTGTACTGGGGTTGATGGATGCCGTTGCCATGCTCGTCCTTAGTTACTGGTACGGCACGACAAACGGATCGGCTATCAAGAACGAACTACTCGTTGCGAAGACCTGACCGGGCTTCCAAGCACTCAATCAGCTTGTCGAGGTAGTGGCGTGCTTTCTGCACATCCTTGAGTCCATCCTTGTCCTTGTACCGGGCAATGTACTTGATGACGTTGCCCCGCAGGAAGCCTTCAAACTGTTCTGGACTCATCCATGACTCCATTGCATCCCAAGGCTGCACCTTCTTGCTTTTGTAGTGCTCACCGCCAACTTGGTAGCTACTGGCTAGGGGTTTATCCAGCGTCGAGGGGGAGTTTACTGGGTAGCGGATAATTTCTTCACTCATGTTGGTTCCTTGGTTAATTGAATATCATGTGAACGGGGTTTCCCATTCAGTATTTTGTGTAGCCGTTTTTCCGTCAGACGGTGGCAGTGGATCATGGTTCTGGCTGGCAGCGACTCCAGCACCATTGCATAGTCTTCCAAAATAGCCCGCACCGCTTGAATTCCAGCGCCATCCAATCGGATAGGCTTACCTGCAAAGCTACGCTGTCCAGCCTCTGCCAAGGCTCTCATGGCATCAAACAGCAAGTTGTTGGTATCCTCTACCCGTCCACCTTCAATTAGCGTTTCCATCAGGTTTACGGCATCCGAGCACACTGCCCAATCATCCCGTGTCGGCTCGTCTGAAGTCTCCAGTGCAGATAGACCGCTCCACATCCTTGTAAGCTGATGTCTGCGTTGCTTCTCATTCATGGGTTCTGTGGGGCTGGCAAGCATAGCGTCCAACATGGTGTACGTTTCTTTTTTCATGGCTTCTTAAATGTTGGTAAGGGAAACCAGTGGTCGAAGAACTTGTCGTCTTTGCTGCACTGTCCTCTTTGGGCGACGCCTGAGCGCTTGTTAATCAACCACATACTTACCCCTCGTGGGGTGTTCGCATCAATCGGTATCCAGTGGCAGTCGGGTGCCACCGCAGCAGCGCCATCGGCTGTAATCTTGTGTTCAGTTGTCATGTCTCGTCCTTTACGTCACCCCAGTCACCTATAAGCGCACCGTACGGCATCACATCCACCTCTCTTCTAATTTGGGCTATGGTGTGGTTTCGCCCCATCCGGTACGCATTTTCAATTGCTTTCTGAACATCCTCAGTCCAATGCTTCTCGGGTATGCTCCAAACGTTCCAGCCGTTGATGTACGGGGCAACCACCTTCTTGCCACTATCGCCCTTGCGTCTCACAACGCTTAGTTTTACTTCAAAGTTCATAATATTTTGTTCCCGTAGTCATCGAATGTTCGTGGTGGTGTGCAAGTGTGGATGCTTGACACAAGCCCAAGGCGCTTACCGCAGCGTTGGCAGAAATTGCGTTCAAACAAATGCGGGAAACGCTCATGGCACATCTCCAGTAGCTGCTTGTCTGTAATTACTTTCATTTAACTTTCCTGTTATGTGCTCGCATAAACACGTTGCGAAACCACAGATTAGCGTTGGGAAATGTCCAGCACCAGAACTGCTTACGAAATTTACGTTGTTTCATGAGTTCCTCTCCTTCAGCTTGGCTTCAATGGCTTGAAAAAAATCAAACGGCGTGTGGTCTTCCCAGAAGTCACCGTTTTTCTCAATCTCGTTTACCTCTACAAGTGTCAACCCAACCCACTCGCGCTTTGGTCGAATAGTGACGCTGGTGATTTCATGTGTGCCCTGCACCAGCGCGGCCACGTACTTGGCAATCTGCTCTGGCACTTGCGCCAGCTTCAGTGCTTCATGTTCTCTAGTCATGATTTAGTTCCTTCAGTTTGGCTTCGATGGCTCGGGCTACCAGTAAATCTCGCCGCCCTACTGCCCCCGCACTTGTGACCCACTCATCCGTAAGCCCAACCCACTCTTTGCGCTTTGGTGAGGTGGTGTAGAGAGCAGTCCAACCCATCGCAACGTCATTTACTGGTGGGGATAGTCTCATGCGCCAACCGCTGCCATCGGGGGTGACCCACAACACAGGCTCCTGCTCTGGCTGTGCCAAGGCTTCTTGGATTGCGGTGGTGGCGGCTTGGGCAATAACATTACCTATGCTGTTTCCATAGGTGTCCCCATTACCTAACTTTGCCAATTTTTCCAGCGCCACAAGCGCCATGAGCAGTGCTTCACGTTCTTTAGTCATGATTGAGTTCCTTTAGTTTTTGTAACTGGTGAAATTGCTTTGCTCGATACCTTGCAATCAGCATCTCAAAACCAGAACCGTAAAACCCCAAGGAACACACAGTAACAAGCCCGTCAGCGAGTTCAGCAAAACCTTGAATAAATCCAATTGCGTGACATTTCAAAGTTGGGTGTTTCCATCGGTAAATCATGTGTTCAACTCCTTCAGTTTGGCTTTGATGGCTCGGGCATATGCAATGTGACGCGACCAGTTGGGTATCGCACCAGAGGCAACATCCCATATTTTCTGTATCTGCTCATCCGTCAGCCCAACCCACTCGCGCTCTGGCTGTGCCAATTCGTGCCTCACGATATTAAAGATTTTGGCTAGTATCATCGAGTGAGTGTTGGGCGTGTTTATTGCCTCAAGAATCAACGTCAGTGCTTCACGTTCTTTAGTCATGCGTTTTTCTCCTGTGCCAATGCTGCTCTTGTCTGCTTTGTAATTCGCTCCGCATCTTCTGCAAGTGTCTTTGCTTTGATTGGGCTATAGGGGCTTTTGTGGCTGCACTTTGGGCAGACCAGCCATTCTGTAAGCGGCTCTTGTTCTGGGAAAACACACGCCTTGGCACACTCTGCAATAATCAACTCAGCAAACTTTTCTGCGGCTTCGTGTGCGTTGCCCCCTCGACTGCTTGGGCCTAAAAGTCCAGCTTGTTCAGCAAGTTCTTGTATTCGTTGGTTCATGAGATCACCTCTGCTGATTTAAGTTTGCCTGTCTCGCCATCGAATGTGAGTTTGAGGTTGTCGTTACGCATGAGCTCGCAATCCCAAACCAGCGGCCAAGCAAGGCCGTACCTCACAACATCAGGCTTAGGCTCTGGCTTGATTCGGTATTCCCCGTCGTTATCCCATAACAGGGTTGATGTGGAGCACCATATGTCCGTTTTGAAGTACTTGTGTTCAATCTCAGCGCCATCGGCCCAAGCCTTGATTAATTCTGCGTGTTTGTGTGGTGTTTTCATAGCGGTGCATCCTCAAAGTTATTAGGGTTGAACTTAGGCAGCGGTGCGTTTGGCTGCTTTATTGGCAGCGTTAAAGGGAAAGGCCAGTTGTTCATTTCTTTATCCCCGTCCAAGCGGTGCGCGGCTCATTTGAGTGTTTGATGTAGAAGTGAATCAAATAGTTGAAGATTTGGATGTAACTCATTTTGATGCCAGTGTGCTTGGCTAAAGTTTCGCGTATCAAGTCAACATCTTGGTTCACGCTTACGGTAATGCGTTTTGTGGTCATACCGAGAAACCCAATGACTTCATTTTTAAATGATCGTCTGCACCCGGACGTATCTGCTGGAATACCTCACCGTCACCAGTACGATAAGTGGTGCGATCCCAGATATTAGATTTGTTAGGCAGCGCTTGACCGGGTAATTTAGGCATCAATACAGCGCCACCACTTACATATCGTTTGGGGTTCTTGTCGGACAATGGCGGCAGCACATGGCTCAGGCTCTGACGATTTTCACGCAGCACGGTACGGGTGCGTTCAGCAACAGTGCGGATAGTTTTGTCAACGGGTTTGGTCATTTTGTTTCCCCGATATGCAGATAAGCCGTGAGGCGCTTGATGCGGTCATTGTGGTACTCAGCCATACGCTTCGAGTATTCTTGGCTTGTCTGGGCTTCTAGCAGGCTACGTTCAGCTTGTTCTAGTTCCCTCAAGGCCAACACTTTAGCACTTGGTGCTCTGAATATTTCAATCAATTTATCAAACATTACATTTCCTTTTGGTTACGGTGTACAACAGTGTATCACAGCTTCCTAGCTTGTCTGTATTCTTTTATTGCATTTCTCAAACTACTTTGGCTTTCTGCTTTGGCATCGAGTGCAATCCCCTGTGCTTGGTCAAGTGTGTCCTGCATCATGATCCTGTGGCAGATCACTGGTACACCCTGACCTTGCCTGCGAACTCGTGCGTTCATCTGCTCGTACAGATCAAGGCTCCAATTAAGCCCATACCAGACTACGATGTGTCCGTTGGCTTGCAGCCCGTCGATGCCGTGACCCATTGAAGCAGGATGACCGATCATCAGTAAGCAGTCATTGGTTTTCCATCGGTGCATGGCGTTGACCAAACTTGCCTCAGACTTACATTCGGTCAGATTAATCGGACGTAGGTGTTTAAACTTGGTCATGATCCGTTCAGCGTCAGACCGATAGGCATATGAGCACAGCACAGGGCTACCGTTGGCCTCGTCAATGATTTCCTCCAGTGCCTCCAGCTTGAGGTCATGGATCGGTTCCCACATGGGCATCCCTGCCACCGGGTACATTGCGCCGTTGCTGAACTGAAGACACTTGTTAGTCAGTGAGGCTTGGTTAAACACCTCAACTTCAGCACCACTGTCCAAGCGTAAAAAGAACTCCTTTTCCATCAGGTCATACCGGGCACGCAGACCCAAGGGCATTTCAATCTCGACGTTGTTGACAATCAGATCGGGCAGCGGGTTGTAGTCCTCAGCAGACATCTCAAGCGTGATGTCACCAATCAGCTTCTTGATCGTGTCCTCGGTGTCATCATAGGCAATCTCTTTGTACGGGCCAATCTTGCGGTAAAACCGTGTCCTGAACGCAGTCTTGGACACACCCAGTCGCTCACCTTTGTCGATCACCAGAAACTGCCCATGCAGGTCTTTGTAGCCGTTGCTGGCTGGTGTACCCGTCAACCCGGTAGACCAGACGAAGTGATCCAGAATCTTCTTGGTAGCCTTCACTCGGTCAGTCGCAGAGTTTTTCATCTTACTGATCTCATCCCACACAATGCCGTTGAAGGGAAGGGGTCTGTCCTTCTTGATGAAGTAGGTCTGAATCGTCTCCGCTAACCATTTCAGGTTTTCATAATTCACCAGATAAACGTCAGCAGGGCGAAGGAGAGCACGGGTGCGCTGATCCTTAGTGCCTGTAATCATGCTGAATCTGAGGTGCTTGGTGTGTTCCCATTTGGCGGCTTCTTGTCTCCAGACAAGTCGGATAACCCGGATGGGTGCAACGATGATGACAGCACCAAGGAACTGAGTCCTGACAAGGTGGGCAATCGTGGTCAGTGTGATGACAGTCTTCCCCAGCCCCATGTCCAGCCACAGCATCGAGTTGGGATGGGAGCACTGGAAGTTGACAGCTTTTTGCTGGTACTCGTGCAGTAAGTTTGGAGTAAGCAGTTTCATTTTGACCATCCCATTACATCAATCATTAACTTACCATCAGCCACGTTGTCCACGACAAACACAAGCACGTTCTGCTGGCGCAACTTCCCATGCTCACGCTCCTGTGCTGGTGTGGGCTTCTTTCCCCCTCGTTTGAACTCGCAAAAGAACACACGGCCATCGGGTGCAATGAACAGGCGGTCGGGTACAGCGGCACGAGCAGGACTGGTGAACTTGTAGGTCAGCATTCCCTTGTCGCGTGCGTACAGGCAGACCTTGGCCTCTATGTCTTTTTCAAGTGGATCGCTCATGCTAGGCCCAATGTAAGTTTTTCAATCTCTTGGATGTAATAGTCGAAATCGACTGGCATAGTGGCATCTTTGATGTCGTTGCATACTTGAACATTCCACCCAGACTCGACACCAATCGGACGCCACTTGAGTGGGTTCTTAGCGAGGGGTGGCATCCATTTCATTAAGGGCTTGCCATCCTTGGCAATGTAATACCGACAGATGTTCTGCACCTTTGTTTCACCCCATGCGAGGTGACTAGACCGGGGAACCTTGGTACGCAGCATAAAGTCCATCTTGTCAGGCCACTGCTCCACAGTCTCACGGATAGGGGCACCATCAAGCAGTACCTTCTCAACAACCTTGGCAATGACCATACCACCAGCGTTTTGATGCCACTCTAGGTCATGCTCGTATGCGCCTTTGCGTTTTATACGCCCATCCTCATATACAGCGATATAGTTATTTACATCTCGGATCATCATGGTCTTGTAAATGGCTTCCTCAAGCTGTAACCCGGTGGTGGTTTCCCATGACTCACGCACTTTCTCAAGTTTCCACTTGTTAGCCCTTGGAACACTGACAGTCAGACCATCTGTATTCACTTGGATCAGTTTTATACCATCTACATACTTTACCAACCGTTCAGCCAGTAAGCACAGAAGCAGTTGACCGTTGAGCGTGATGCTCATGGTGAACAAGGGGTCATAGAACACGCTGAACTTGTTATTGCTGTCGCCGTATGTACCATTGAGCGCCAACTTCAGCATGGCGTTCTCTGCGCTACCCTTGGGGTAACTCTTGCGCTGCTCGTACAAATCTTTGTAGATTGAGCAGAATGTCTCGCCTAAGTGAGCCGGGTGAAAGCCATTAACGATGGCAAGATTCGGATAATAAGAACTAACGTCCAGATCAACAATAACAAATTCGTTATTGGACTCCATGATCTCTGACTCAACAGAACCGTGAATGCCACCAAGTCCGAACACAAAAGTAAACCCGTTAACCATAGCCGTGACTTCATTGAAAATCCCCTTAGTTTCGGTAATGGTCTGACCCTTGAGCCAGTTCAGAATACGGGTGAACTCAGGCTGCTGGAAGTCGATCCACGGTAGGATGGCATCTCTAAGCGCGATGCTGGAACGCTTGCTCTGCTTGGGTGTGCGTCCCATCGGGCCATACTCATAAGTCGAAACACCAGCTTCCTCTAACTTCATAATGAAGTAGTCTTTGCCGATTTTAGTGTCATTGTGGTTCATGAAATCACGACCATACTTGACGGTCAATTCTTCACGAAAACGAATCATGTCCAGCGTCTTGAGGTAAAACTTCTTGGTTTGGGACACATCATGTGCGTTGTACTGCTTCAGCTTGGGCAGTTGGTCTTGTGTCAACTCAGTGCCTACCTTAAACGGTAAGTCTTCAATGTTGTCACTTCGCATATTGAACTCAAGCACCTTCAGGCCAGTAGCCCGTGCCTTGTTGTCGAAGTGGTGAATCTTAAACAGGTCAATCTGTTCGACATAGCGATCACTGGGCTTCACTGAGTGCATCCATCGGTCATCGTCATCCTGACCAAAGATGATAGCCTGAGCCTTTTGGTACAGGGTATTGGCATCACTGTTGCCCATCTTCATCAGCATATGCAGGATCGGATAATCGAATCCAAGACTGTTAAAGCCAATCATGCGCGAGTTTGTATCTTTGAGGTGCTGGACGAATGAGATGATTTCCTTGCTGTCATTTCGCCAAGGGCTAATCTCAAAGGCCCACGTTATCGGGTAGTCAACGTGCTCCACTGCCATCGTGAACACGTTGGGATATGTTTCCAAATCCCATACATAGTCGTTACTCATTACGATTACCAGTTAGGTGGGGGTACTCGCTGCACTGTTTGCATCACCGGGAACCCCCGGTGCCAGCATCCGCTTTCCCCCCGATTACATTACGCCAAGAACGATGGCAGACCCGGCATGGCGGCAGCTACTGGAGCAAATGGATTCGCACCACCAACAGAGCCAAACATACTTGACGCATCGGTAGCACCTTCACCGAATGCAGTATCGTCACCAGCAAACTGGAGAGCAACCAAATCGCAACGAATACCGTTACCATGCTTGTTCACTTGGAGCCAAGGCTTCACGGCAGCGTTGACACGGCATCCACCGTACATCTTGCGAGTTAGGTTCTGGTACGCCATAGTGTTGTTCGGGTCAATGGCTTGACCATTGGCTTCAATGATCTGGGGCTGTGACTCACGACCTGTGGTGACATACACGTTGCCAGCATAGCCATCGTAAGGCTTGAATGTTTTCTTGTTAACCTTTTCCTCACCAACACCAAAGCAACGCAGCTTACGATCAGCTTGGATCATGCCCATCACGGTGCTGGTGTGCTCAAGCCACTTAGCCAAGGCCATAGCACCGTAACGCTGCATGAACTGAGCGAAGCCGGGGTGATCTGCTGGCATCAACAGTTCACAGTTGTAACTGATGCGTTCCTTACCAGTGACCTCGTTAACCTGACGTTGAGGTTCAGCGATGTGAGGGAAGGACAAACGGACATTTGATAAAAAGATAATATCTGACATTTTTTACTTTCGTTAATTTACAGTAACCATGCTGGCAGTGTTTCCACTGCTGGCGCTTCTACCGCACTGAATAAAGGTGCGGCATTCAAGACCACGGCAACCCGTGAGTCTGATTCGGGAACAACGGTCAAAGAGCCAGCCAACTTGGTGACGTACTCAGTTTCCATTGTTTTCAATTGACGGGGTGACAGTTGCTTGACAACCTGCTCACCTGCAACAGTCTTTGTCCATGTCAGGTTCTCAGCCTTAGCTGGACTGACCAACTTTGTCTCATACACATTGCCCTTGGGGACACCCATCTTGATTAGCTTCTGTGCGATCTCATCCTCAGTCAATGACCAAGCACGGGAGCCACGACCATTCACCAACTTCAGACCGGGTACAGACTGACCAGCTTTCATACGGCGCAGTGCTTCCTTCTCGACAGCTTCAAGCAACTGGCGCATCAGGGGGGCAGCTTCCATGATCTGGGTAAGCTGTGCATTGTCCATTGTGGTGGGGTCTTTGTCGGCTGACTGTTGCGCGACATCTAGCACTTGAGGTTGTGCGACTGGTTGAAACATGATACCGATCTCCTTCATTACATTACCTGCCAGCGCGGTACAAGAACCTTTAGCGCGGCAGAATTTACATTGACTTTCACCCGGTACGAGTGGGGCATCTATGGCATCGGTAGCTGCTGCTTCCTTTACCATTTGACCTATCTTACCAAGAATATCGTCAGTGCTGACCTCGTGTGATGAAATAGTTGGAAGATTTCTTGTTGCCAGTTTTGGCTGGATGATCGTCATCCGAATACGCTTGATGGGATAGGCGGCATTCACAGGCAGTTTAAAGCCAGCCAGCACACCCATTGCATACTGCTCAAGCTGATCGTTGTCTTTCGCGCTTACGATGCCCATACCGTCTTTGTAGTCGATCAGTTCAAGCAAGTCACCACCAATAATCTGAACGTCCACTGTGCCGCCCATGTCATCACGGCCCAACAGGTAGGCAGGCTCGACACGGCACTCAGTCAACACCTTCAGGTTCAAGTGACCTTCCTTGACCAAGGCTGTGGTTTGCTCACTGATGTAATCCAGTGCAATCTGTACACGGGCAGCACGGGCAGCATCTACAGTGAACTCCCCCTCGTGGTCTTTCATGGTCTGACCAATCAACACCGAAGCGTAGATTGAGCCAGTCTTCAGGCACTTCTCCAGCAACGAGTGGGTGTGCGTACCATCGGCAGCGGCAGGGCCAGAACCCTCATCGGGGAACTTGGCTTGTTCCCGGATGGAACCGGGGCAGCGTTTCCACTGCCCCCGCTTGCTCGGGGAAAGAGTAGCGTGGGCAGTCATCTCAGGCTTTCAGAGCTTCAATGCCAATGAACAGAGCACCGTAGTGGGCAGGGTTCACATCGTTAATATTCTGATAACCCAGACCAGACAGAACACCTTGGATACCAGCACCCTTTGCAGCACCAAGCGCTTTGTACGAAGTCATCACAAAGTCGATCAAGCCCTTGGGATCACTGAATGGTGCAGTACCGGGTACAACTGGAGCAACCACAGGAGCAGTGAATACGGGTGGGGCTGGCATTACTGGTGCACTAGAAGGGGATACCGCAACAGGTGCAGGCGCTGCAATGACCACGGGGGCTGGTGTAACCATCACGGGGGCAACTGGGATAGGTGCAGGCTTTGGGGATTCCACCTTGACAGCCACAGCAGCCACGGGAGCGACTACACTTGCAACCTTTTCACGCACTTCAGCGGGAAGGTGGTCAACGAGTGATTGGATCACTTTAGTGTTGGCAAGGATGGCTTGGGCAATTGTGAGGATAACTTCATTGTTGAACATAGAGACTTTCTTTACGAGGGTTTGGTTTTACTGAGAGACGATCATCCATGAACGCCTCTATCATTTCGCGCAAGACTTCTGATACACCACCGTATCTCGTAGCCTTGTCGTGAAATTTCTTGTGATCGGCAGGTTTGATCCTGACAGTCAAAAACTTGGTGCGGGGTTTAGTTGCCATAATTTAATTCCGTTTTGTTGCCCAAATAATAGCACACATCGGATACACTGTGCAACATGGACAACGAAATAAATTCAGAACGGGAAAATATGAGCGCAATGCCACACGTTATGCAGCACCCTGCATCTGTTGAAAGTTACATACGCCACGGGTGGTCACTTGTACCTATCCCCAATGGAACTAAAGGGCCACGCACACCCGGTTGGAACCTCAAGGAGAACGCTATCAAGTCACAGGCTGATCTGCCTGCTGGCTACGGTATCGGTCTGGCCCATGCTTACTCGGGCACGATGGCATTTGACATTGACGAGTGGGACATGACTGTCGAAGAACTGACACCACAGGGTGTCGATTTACAGGCACTCTACAACGCCAACGATGCAGTGATTGTTGACAGTGGGCGTGCTGGTCACGGTAAGCTGCTGTACTCCCTCCCGTTCGGGTTAACCCTACCGTCAAAAAAGATCATCATTAATGGCGTTACAGCCTATGAACTCCGATGCGCCACTGTCAATAATCTGACAGTTCAGGACGTACTGCCCCCCAGCATTCACCCAGACACTCACCAGCCATACCGCTGGGCAGGCAAGGGCCACTGGACACGCTTACCGACCATCCCCCAGTCCCTGCTTGACCTGTGGCAAGGCTTACTCGAAACTGACAAAGAACGCACCATGCCATCAGGTGACGCTATCCCGACATCATGGGAAGAGATCAAGTCAGCCGTTGAGCATATCCCCGCTGACTGTTCACGGGAAGAGTGGGTTCAGGTGGGCATGGCGATCCACTGGGCAGCTACTCAGGCAAACCAGAACGACTATGGCCTGCAACTCTGGAATGATTGGAGCAAGCAATCAGCTACCAAGTACCCCGGCCCACGCGATATGCTGCATCAGTGGGAATCGTTCAAGACCAATAAGCCTTCAGCTATTCGTCTAGGGTCGCTTTTTCACATTGCCAAACAACACGGTTGGTTCAAACCTGCTCCTGATGTCGCCTCGTTGTTCTCTGCACTGGAAAGCCCCGACAAGCCCACCGAGTTGTTAGTTGACCTCAAGCCACTGCCCCCGGTCATGGACTTGTCTCTATGGCCTGCTGTTCTGTCGCGCCGTGCCACCGAAGTGAGCGAAACGGTCGGCTGTGATCCGCTTATTCCCTTGTTCGCTGGCCTTGGTGCTGTCTGTGGTGTCGCTGATGCCCAATCGAGATTAGAGCTTGTGAAGGGCTTTAAAGTGCCGCCCGTGCTTTGGTTAATGACCATCGGGCCACCAGCAGGCAAAAAGTCCCCCGGCTCTAGCCCCATGCTGGCCCCCATTAGGTCAATCGAGATTGAAGACCGCCCACGGTTTAAAAAGGAACTGCTGGATTGGCAGGGTCTTGAGGCCATGCACACCAATAGCATGAAAGCGTTTCTAGAGTTCTCGGGTGGCGCTGACAGTATGCTGGGCGCTGACCAAGCCCCAATCGTCAACGAACTGCCACCCCAGCCCGTCAACCTACGCATCACTGTTGAGGATGTCACCAGTCAGAAACTGATTCGATTAGCGGCCGACCGTCCCCGTGGCTTGCTCTGTTACCTTGACGAAATGAATTCATGGGTAAACAAACTGACTGACCGGGCCAGTGGTGAGGATCGTTCAGCATGGGTGCGTGCTTACGAGTCCAGTCATTATGAAATGGATCGGGTAGCTGCTGGGTCAATCACTGCTGACAACCTCGCAGTGTCGATCTACGGGAACATTCAGCCTCAAGTCTTTAAAGAGAATTTGGCGAATATGGCAGGGGATGGATTGATCCAACGCTTCATTCCCTGCGTGCTTAATACCAAGCTGACCCGACCATCGGTTGAAATCCCCGACTACCTACTAAACGAGTCAGCATGGGAACAAACCCTACGGATCATCTATTCCCTGCCCATCACGGCTTACACGCTATCCCCTGAAGGCAAGGCACTCTTTCAGGAATTTCAGCTTTGGTATGACAAGCAAAGACAGGACGAGCAGCTTCTACAGTCCGACGATACCTTTATGACTGCCTTCGGTAAGATAGAAGGGCTTACAGGGCGGCTTATGTTGGTTTTCCACCTTATGGAGTCACCCTTTACGATGTCGCTCTCTGCTGACCTTGTAGCCCGGTGTATACGCATTGCCAAAGAATACCTAATCCCAGCATTCCGTTATGCTCTATCGGATTTAGGCGGCATGTCCAATTTCGATACATGGATGCAGGAATACATCATTCACCATGCCGACAAAGAAACCTTGACGCTATCCGAGATAAAGCGTTCAGGCAGACGTCAACTGGGTAAGACAAACGGATTTCAATCGGATCAAATGGTTGTCAACGCACTTTATGCACTTGAAAAAAGTCGCTGGGTGTTGAGGCTTGATGATGGATCAAAAGAACATCAGCATATTGCAACATGGGCCATTAACCCAGCACTCAAAACCCAGTTCAGCGACTACAGAACCGAAGTTATCAACGCAAAGCAGCGTAGGCTTGATGAGATATACAAATTGAGCACGAAGGAGAAACCTAGGGTGAGGGGTTACCAAGCATAAAAAAAGGCCCTTACGGGCCTTTTTAACGTCTGCATGGGGCTACCAATTATGAATCATATCCCTAGCTTGACCTGACATATCTCTGATAATAGTGTCGGGTTTCCCGTTCCTAATAACTTTATCAACCTCAATTAGCGAGGTATGGTTTCTTAAATTGAGCATTTGTACAGCGTATTCAAAATTGTCATACTTGACAATATGTTTTAAATTAGAGTCGTCAATTGTGTAGAACATATTGTTATCTCGCAGGCATAAATTGGGCGTGCATATCGGGTGCCATCACTTCAAGCATCTCGAGAATGTCAATCAATCGAATAGTCGCAGGGGATACGGTACGACTACCATTTTCCCACTTGATAACTGCATAACTTGATACGTTAAGCATATCCGCGCATTGGTCAACGCTTAGGCTTAAGCGGGTGCGTAATTCCTTGATGCGGTTTATAGGCGTTTTAAGAGCTTGTAAGGTTGTCATGGTGTATCTGGGTTAAAGGTTGAATATAAGAGCTGCTAGGGCGGCTATAAGGGCTATAAACAATGTCAGCATGGGCCGTTACGCTCTAATCGTGCAATATGGGCCTTCAAGTCTTCCACTTCGCAAGTTAACGCGTCAACTTCAGTTTGCATATCAACGATTCGGGCAAACAACCCAGCTATCTGCAAATTGCCGATTGTGTAATTCACGGCTTCAAGTTCTGTATCAGTCATTTGGATTCCTTGATTGTGAAACTGTTAGGGGTTAGCGTCTTATCCATGAATAGCTTACGGGTGCAATAGTCGGGGGCTAATACATTGACCCAATGCTCTGCACGCTCACGGGTTTCGGCTATGCAATGGACAATTAAAGGGTTCAACTTTTCAACAACATTAAATGACTTCATGATTACCCCAATGAAATTTTATGATGAGTAAAACCATAACCTTTAGCAAAGGTTATGGCACGCTGAACTAGTTCAGGGGATGTCCCATTCCCCTCAAATGACTTAATCAATCGACCATGATATGAGACATCAGCACAAAATGAATTCTTGGTGCCGAATATATGATTAATGCGAATAGTTGCAGTTTTCATAATTGATCCTTAGAAATCAGCGTAAACGATGCCGGATGATGTTTCACCGATAACAGTGGTGTGGTCGTTTAGGTACGCCATCACAATTTCAAGTTTGGCGTCTTCAATTTGTTCTAAACCGTAAGCGCTTGATTCGTCCATGCCATCACTTGCTTCACTTAGGTCGATATCATTGTTCCCCGCGATAGCGTCAATAGTGTCTTCTGAATACGCGCAGCACACCGCTATCACATCAAGTGTCATATTGGGGTTGAGTTCTTCAAAGTATTCAAAGAGCAAACCCATACCCTCATAACTGAATTGATTCTCACGATCCAGTGCACGGAAAGCATCACGGAATTGGCTTGCATTGTCGATTGTGGTTTTCATAATAAATTGTCCTAACGTTACCGGATCAAAATTGACCCCGTATACACCCGGTTAGAAGTGCATACAGTGGAAATCTTAAGCCTTGGTTTTAACTACCCGATATTTCACGTCTGATGGGTAACCAAAGACGTATTTAAACTTCGCCCGTGTGGCCACTAAATAGGCCCTTGCGGCTTCCAAAGTGTCACCCGTGTATGCGTGCACCCAGTTAGCACGTGAAGCCGGATTAAACGTGTTTCGGTTGTATTGAACGATGAACATAATTTAAGCCTTAATTGGAATAACTACTTTGCCCATGTGATCCGCTTGATCCAAGGCTTCGAATAAGCGGTCAGCGAGTGCGTGCCAAACCTTCGAACCTAGTTCATGTACGCCATCAAGCGAGACGGCCATTGCACGGGCTTTTTGAGCGTTAGAGTGCAAGTCATTGCGCATAGTGTCAAATTGTGCATTGTTCATTTTATTTAGTTCCCATGATCCGCACCTTGTCGGTACGTGCAAAGTAAAACACCCGGTCAAAATTGACCAATAGAGCGGTGCGAGTGGATTGCTTGATGCACTCGTTACCGTTACAAACAAAGCGAGTACCAATTGGTAAAGATGCAAAAATTGTGCTCATGTTACAGATTCCAAGACTGAGCCAAACAGTCGAAGTAGGCAAGCATCAGGCAGACGGTTGCAGCGAGTGCAGCCACAAAGAGAGTGAAGCGGATCATCATTTTGTTTACCTTACGTTACATGGCGAGTTTGCCATGAGTCCATTGTAACCCATTGGGTTGATGTTTTACGGTTTAAACGATAAATAATTCTATTGAACCCGTTGGGTTGATTGATTATGACTATTCAGTAGGGGTGTGACACTGTGACTGTGGCGGGGTATGTTGGTTTTTGAGAAAGTGAAAAATCAGTTCGTTTAGAAAATAGTGACTCAAATATATATCCCTGCGCGGAGTCCATTTGTCACACCCCTGTTATTTGCCAATATTTGCCAGTATTTGATAGCCCATTGGGTCACTTTTCCCCTAAAAACAACACTTATTTGACGAAATATGACGAATCAAGGGTGTGACAGCTTTTTCAGGGGTCTGTCACATTGTCACAGTCAACACTGTGGCACGCAGCCCACTGGGTTGACTGTGTAGCCCGTTGGGTTGATTGTGTAGCCCGTTGGGTTGATTACCTGACCCATTGGGTCAGGACACTGGGTTGATACAAATGATAATCATTCAGGGGGTGCCGGGGGGGTGGGGCGAGGGAGGGCCCTGCGCCATGTGGCTACGGTTACGGAGGCATCACGAACAATTTTTTATTTTTCAAATTTATCATGATTCATAACCCGTTGGGTTTCAAATTTATCATGATTCATAACCCGTTGGGTTTCAAATTTACAGTGTCACTGATACCCAATGGGTTCCGAGTCACATCCCCAACAGTTGACACACTTACCCACCCCTCGTGCATAATCAGGACACTATGAATAATCAAACCATAGGCGAGATTGACACACCACTCGAACTACCTGACTGGCTCAGTGCTGGCGATCTGCCTTTACCCTCTACCCCGCTGTCCGTTGCCAATGCCAAGAGCAATCGGGAACTTATCTACATGAAGTTCGCCAATGCCTTCGAGGGTATTCTCGATAGGGTGGCCTCGGGCTACTCATTAAAGAAAGCTCTGGAAGAGGACTTTCGGCAATTTGAAGCGGGGATGTTTATCCAGTGGATGAAGAAGACGGGTGATCTATACAGTAGGTACGTCAGCGCCAAGGAGATGCGCAGTGAGCTGTGGGTGAGTGACTTGATCGACATTGCCGATGCTGACGACTCGATGGAGGACGTTCAGCGGTCACGGCTCAAGATTGACACGCGGAAGTGGATCATTGCATCGGACAATCGTAAGACCTACGGCGATACCAAGACCATCGACATTGGTGGACAGATCAGTATCCTCGGTGCGCTGGCTGCTGCCAACAGTCGCACGATTGACCTGATAGACGATGTAACAGATGTACCACTGCTCGGGGGAGATGACTAATGCAGAAGCCACTTTACGCGCCGGCTGAGGAGCAGCAGTTGATGAGTCAGTTGTGGAGCACACAGCTTGCCGATGACCCTGAGAGCTTCGTTCTGTTCAGTTTCCCGTGGGGAGTGGCGAATACCCCACTGGCGAACTTCAAAGGCCCACGGGCATGGCAGCGGAAGATACTGCGCTCGGTGAGTGCTCATATCAAGGCTAATCGTGGGCAACTGGACATGGAGGCGTTAAGGGCTGCGGTATCTAGTGGTCGGGGGATCGGGAAGTCAGCACTGGTGTCGTGGCTAATCTTGTGGATGCTGTCCACTCGAATTGGGTCAACTGTGATTGTCTCGGCTAACAGTGAGAACCAGTTACGCACGGTTACTTGGGGTGAGTTGACCAAGTGGGCCACGATGAGTATCAACGCTCACTGGTGGGAGGTAAGCGCGACCAAACTCGTTCCTGCACAGTGGCTGACTGACCTTGTGGAGCGTGACCTGAAGAAGGGTACGCGGTACTGGGCTGCTGAAGGGAAGTTGTGGAGTGAAGAGAACCCGGACAGTTATGCGGGTGTTCACAACATGGATGGGATGATGGTGATCTTCGATGAGGCCAGTGGTATCCCTGATGGGATTTGGTCGGTGGCGGCTGGATTCTTTACCGAGAAGATTCTGGATCGGTACTGGTTTGCGTTTTCCAACCCCCGGCGAAACAACGGGTACTTCTTCGAGACGTTCAACGGGAAGCGGGAGTTTTGGAACGGGAGCATCATTGATGCGCGTACCGTGGAAGGCACGGACAAGTCGATCTACGACCAGATCATTGCGGAGTACGGGGAAGACTCCATACAGGCCCGGGTCGAGGTGTATGGTGAGTTTCCAGCTTCGGGTGAAGATCAGTTCATCTCGCCTGTGACTGTCGAGGATGCGTTTAAACGGGCGAAGTACAAAGACTTGACTGCCCCTATCGTTATAGGCGTTGACCCGGCCCGTGGGGGCATGGATAGCACGGTGATATTGGTGCGTCAGGGTCGTGACATCATTGCGATCAAACGGTACAAGGGTGAGGACACCATGAGCGTGGTGGGCCACGTCATTGAGGCGATTGAGGAATACAAGCCTACGCTGACCGTGATTGACGAGGGTGGACTGGGCTACGGGATTCTGGACAGGTTGACCGAACAGCGTTACAAGGTGCGTGGGGTGAACTTCGGGTGGAAGGCCAAAAGTCCAGTGATGTACCAGAACAAACGGGCTGAGATGTGGGGTGCGATGAAGGATTGGCTCAAGACTGCCAGCATACCGACTGACCGACAACTGAAGGCAGACCTGACTGGCCCCATGAGGAAAACGAACTCCAGCGGGTCGATTTTGCTGGAGAGTAAGAAGGAGATGAAGGCCCGTGGACTGGCCTCGCCGGATGCGGCCGATGCTCTTTGCGTAACATTTGCGTTCCCGGTGGCCCATCGGGATTACAATCAAGCAACTACACGCCGGGTAAATGCACAGTCCGGTAGCGCAACCACTTCATGGATGGGGTCATAATGCCACTTAAAAAATCTGCCAGCCCCGCTGCATTTCGTAAAAATGTGGCTGCTGAAGTAAAATCCGGCAAACCCGTGAAGCAAGCAGTTGCCATAGCGTATTCAGTCAAGCGCGAAGCCGCTAAACCAACTCCGAAGAAAAAATGAATCTTGTTCCACTGAGCGATTGCATCCTGATTAAGCAAAATGTTGCCAAACAGGGACTTATCCTACTGCCTGAGAGCAAAATGTACTCTGGCATCATCGTTGCTGTTGGTAAAAAGGCCACTGATGTTACAGTAGGTGACAATGTGCTGTTCGGTGAACACTCGGGTCAGAAGGTTACTCACGAGGGTAATGACTACCTGATGATGCGTGAAAAAGACGTAATTGGAATCTTCAATGAATAACTCTTCAATGTACGATGTGGCGAAGGTCGCTGCTGGTAGCGTCAAGTCTGGTGATAAAGCAGACACTTTGACCACCATGCGGTCACGTTTGACGATGGCGATCTCCGCGCTGTCCGAGTCTCGTGAAGATGAGTTGGATGACTTGCGATTCTTTGCAGGCTCTCCTGATAACCATTGGCAGTGGCCTGCTGATGTCTTGGCTACCCGTGGCGCTGTTCAGGGTCAGACCATCAATGCACGCCCTTGTCTCACTATCAACAAGCTGCCTCAGCACGTTCGTCAAGTTACCAACGACCAGCGTCAGAACCGTCCCAGCGGCAAGGTAATCCCTGCCGATGACAAGGCCGATGTAGCCGTTGCTGAAATCTTTGATGGCATGGTTCGTCATATTGAGTACATCTCCGATGCTGATGTTGCCTATGATACAGCCTGTGAGAACCAAGTGGCCTATGGTGAGGGCTATATTCGTCTTTTGACCGAGTATTGCACTGACGATTCATTCGATCAGGACATCAAGATTGGTCGGATTCGCAATTCCTTCAGCGTTTACATGGACCCGATGATCCAAGACCCCTGCGGCTCTGATGCTGCATGGTGTTTCATCACTGAGGACATCCTGAAGGCTGATTATTCCCGTATGTTCCCCGATGCAGTGCCTATTTCGTCATTGCAATCACTTGGTGTTGGCGATCAGTCGCTGGCACAGTGGGTAAACGAGGATACTGTGCGTATCGCTGAGTATTTTTACTACGAGCACAGCAAAGAGAAACTGAACCTGTACACAGGCAACATTACTGCTGTGGATGGTTCACCCGAAGACAATAATCTCAAGCAGATTTACGGCAAACCAAAGCGTACCCGTGATGTGGACATCAAGAAGGTCAAATGGTGCAAAACCAATGGCTACGAGATGCTGGAAGAGCAGGATTGGGCTGGAAAATGGATCCCCGTGGTGCGTGTGGTCGGAAACGAATTTGAGGTGGACGGTAAACTGTACGTTTCAGGCTTGGTTCGTAACGCCAAAGACGCTCAACGGATGTACAACTACTGGGTAAGTCAAGAAGCTGAGATGCTGGCATTGGCCCCTAAAGCTCCATTCATTGGCTACGGTGGTCAGTTTGAAGGCTACGAGAACCAGTGGAAGACAGCGAATACGACCAACTGGCCCTACCTTGAGGTCAACCCAGACGTTACAGACGGTGCTGGTGCTACATTGCCCTTGCCACAGCGTGCCCAGCCCCCTATGGCCTCGTCTGGACTGCTTCAGGCTAAGGCTGGAGCCTCTGATGACATCAAGAGCACCACGGGTCAGTATGACTCAAGCCTTGGAGCCACTAGCAACGAGCGTTCGGGTAAAGCGATCTTGGCCCGTGAGAAGCAGGGCGACACAGGCACTTACCACTTCGTTGACAACTTGGCCCGTGCTGTTCGTTACATCACTCGTCAGTGCGTGGACATGATTCCAAAGATTTACGACACCGAGCGTGTTGCCCGAATCATTGGTGAAGACGGTACATCCACAATGGTCAAGACAAACCCTGACCAAGCTGAACCAGTCAACAAGATCATCAATCAAGACGGTATCGTGATTGAGAAAATCTACAATCTCGGTGTTGGCAAGTACGATGTGTGCGTCACCACTGGCCCGGGTTACATGACCAAGCGTCAAGAGTCTTTGGAAGCCATGAGCCAATTGCTTCAGGGTAATCCCGAGCTTTGGGCAGTTGCTGGCGACCTGTTCATCAAGAACATGGACTGGCCCGGTGCTCAAGAAATGTCGGCACGCTTCGCCAAAACCATTGACCCCAAACTGCTCTCAGACCAAGACGATCCAGCCCTCCAAGCTGCCAATCAGCAGATGGAAGCGATGGGTAAAGAGATGGAACAGATGCACCAGATGCTTCAGAATGTCAGCAAGTCAATGGAAGTGCGTGACATGGAGATCAAGGAGCAGGCCAACCAGATCAAGATGTTTGATGCTGAGACCAAGCGTATCTCAGCAGTGCAGGCCGGCATGAGCGAAGAGCAGATTCAGGATATTGCGATGGGTGTGGTTGCAGCGGCTATGGAGTCCAACAACATGATGAGTGGTATGCCTGAGATGCGTGAATCACCCGAAGAGAACATGGGTGAGATGCCAGAACAGATGCCTGAACAGATGCAACAACCAATGCAGGAGATGCCCCAATGAAATGCGCTGACTTTATCGGAATGTTGTTCTTGGCACGGGATGTAACCCATTCTGTCCACCTGAATACCCGGTCTTACTCAAAGCACGTTGCCTTAAATGCCTTCTACGATGAGATCGTTGAACTGGCTGACGGGTTTGCTGAAGCCTACCAAGGGCGGCATGGTCTAATCGGGCCTATCTCCCTTGTCTCGGCTAAAAAGACCACCAATGTCATCGAGTTTCTTCAGGGTCAGCTTGAGGAAATCGAGGCTTGCCGTTATGAGGTAGCTGGTAAAACGGACACCCCATTGCAGAATCTGATTGATGGTATTATTGAGTTGTACTTGTCAACTTTGTACAAATTGCGCTTTTTGGCATAAGGAATAAACATGACGGTCAATCTTTCCCCTCTTGCTGGTGCAGGCGCACAATTCTTTGACAATAATGGAACCCCGTTAGTTGGCGGCAAACTGTATAGCTATGCTGCGGGTACAACTACACCACGAGCTTCATATACAACCGCTGCGGGTACTACTGCACACACTAACCCCATCATTCTGAATTCTGCTGGACGAGTAGCTACGGGTGAAATTTGGATAACAGCAGGAATCGCATATAAGTTTGTTCTTTATACAAGCACTGACGTGCTTATTGCCACATGGGATAACATCACAGGCATAGGCGGCACAGGTATTGCTACCAACGCTCTTTATGTCGAATATGACCCAGCAGGCACAGGCGCAGTTACAACCACTGTTGAGGCTAAGCTGCGTCAATATGTAAGCGTGACGGATTATGGTGCTGTAGGTGACGGTGTGACCGATGACACGGTTGCTATTCAAGCTGCAATTAATGCCGCAGTTGGTAAACCACTGTCCGGTAATGGGTTGACGTACAAAGTTAATGGGCAATTAACTAGCAGCGGTCAATTTTCATTAAAGGATATTTATTTTAACTTTTCAGTTAATGGTGGGTTGTTGGTTGATGGTGGGATTACCACACTGCCAGATTTGGCATCAGATATAGCTGTTGGCTCTCACACTGTTAACTTTGCATCAGCACATGGCCTAAGTGCTGGAGATGTATTTTGCGTTTGGAATCCTACACCGGGCAGCTTCTTTGCCAGCGAAGTAGAAGCATATGACGGTTGCTGGTTTCGTGTTGCCGAAATAAATTCGTCAACACAAGTAACAACGTATGTTCAATCCCCGTCAACTTTTCTTGCTGTTGATGTTGATTGCTACGAGATGAACGGTCGCAATGTAAAGTTGGAAAACGTCCAAGCAATTGCCGCATCTGGAGGCGGTGTACCACTCACGCCCATTCGAGTAAGGCTGTGTTCTACTGTTACTCTTAATAATTGCAGCGTATTTCCTGCTATTACGCCAGCAACGCCAGTTGCCGCATACGGAATTTCAATTGACAGATGCTTTGATTTTAATGTTGTCGGAACTCGATCTGAAATTACAGAAGGTTCAAATAGTTACCCTTTAGGTATCTCAAACTCTCAAAGTGGAATTATATCTGGTGCAATTAATTACTCAGATTGGCACGCTACTTCTACAGGTGGCGGTACAGCGTTAGCATCTTGTCCAGTCCGCGACATACAGATAGAAGGATCAATATTTAACGTCACAAAGAATGTTGGTGCAGTAAATACCCATGCTCAAAGTGCAAACGTGCAGTACAACGGTTGCATTATTAACGGCGCTGCATCTTTACTTGGCCGTGATGTAGATATGTCAAACTGTTTAATCAGAGGTCGGGAAGCATCTGATAATTATGGAATTTTAATTAAGCCTGTAGGTGGCGTTATTCGCTTAAACAATATCAGAATTGAGACAGTTGGGAATAGTCCATCTTGGGGAATTATCACTGTTACTGAAGTTGAGTTAATTGAAGCAGACACAACAATTGAAATTGACACATTAACAATTGTTCACAAAGGTGCGTCTGCATCTGCTGTGCGAATGGTAATGGTAAGTCTTGGGACAACCGTTCCTGCCTACAATGTAAAAATCAGAATTAAAAGGTTGCGATTTGATGGGCCTGCCCCGTTTGCGGTTTTAAGTTTTCCCGGATCGGCTGACTATTCCTCTAATCTTACCGTCGAGATTGGTGACTATGATGGCCCAAATTGCCAATATGTAGTTGCTTCATTGGCTGCAAATTACACCTCACCAATGCGGCTTCCAATGCAGGTTGCAGGTGAAGATATAAGTTATACCACTACTGAAGATACAAAGATTGGCACTACACAGACTTTGGATTGCTCGTACCCGCGAGTGCCTACCGTTTATGGTCTGACAATATGCGAATCCACTGGCGTACCATTTTTGCAATCCCCCGGTATTGGTAATCGAGCAATGGTTTATATGTATGACCTTGCAAAAAACTTTGTTCAACTAGGTATCACTAGCACGGGAACTGGCAACTTCTCAAATGAACATGACGTGCGTGTAAGTGCAACTGTTGGAATCAGGGATTTTTAAGCCACGCCTGTTGACAAACTTTTGCATTAGTTGTGTATTAACTGAAAAGGTATATTAATGGCAAACAGATATTGGGTAGGTGGTTCTGGCACATGGAATGCACTAAATACAGCAAATTGGTCAGCTACTTCTGGTGGTGCTGGCGGTGCGTCTGCTCCAACATCAATTGACATTGCAAATTTTGACACTGCATCTGGCACTGTTACCGTAACGCTAGGTGAGGATGTAACTGTACTTCGGTTCTTGTGCGGGACGTTTTCAGGAACGTTTGATTTCAGCACGTTTAAAGTACTAGTTGTTGGAAACTCAGCTACTGTTTTTAATGCTGGCAATTCTATGTTAGCTCTTGGCAGCAAGAGAATAGATTTTACTTATTCAGGCTCTACAGGAACACGCAGTATAAGCACTGGAATTAAAAACGAGGCTAACGCACTTAATTTTCATGTGACTGCTGGTTCTGATATTTTTAGTGTATCAACATACGCAGATACTTTAGATTTCACAGGTTTTAGCGGCACATTAACTCAAGCAGCAAGAACAGTTTTTGGTAACTTAACTTTTTCAGCAGGGATGACTGTTCCTACAGGAACAACCGCTACAACCTTTGCTGCTACTTCCGGCACTAAGCAAATTACGACTAACGGTAAAACTCTTGATTTTCCGCTGACCTTCAACGGCATAGGTGGAACCTTTGCTTTTCAAGACGCATTAACTCAGGGGTCAACCCGGGCTTTTACTGTTACCAACGGTACGGTGCGGTTGAAGGCTAGTGCAACCAGCACAGTTGGCGCGTTTACCACATCTGGAACTACTCGCAAGTATTTAAGCAGCACTTTAGCTGGTACACAAGCTACGCTTTCGCAAGCAAGTGGTACGGTCAACGCTAGTTATTTAACTATTCAAGACGTGAAGACGAATGGTGGCGCTACATGGAATGCGTTTACCACTAGCGGAAACGTGGATGCTGGTGATAATACAGGCTGGAATTTTGGTGGAACCCCTGATGTGAATACTGAAGTTGGGTATCGGCTAAGATCATTTACACAAACCCGGAGATTTTAAAATGACGATGAACATTAAAGCAGTT